CACCCGTCTCCACGTCCCGTCCGATTGCAACGAGACCACGTGGTGACCGAACCATGGTTGCCCCGGCGTAGCCGGAATCGTCCGTAGCGTCTTCGTTTTCACGATGCCGCCGTGCATGCTCCTGAACCTCTCCCACCAGAGCCGCTAGCTCCGTCAACACTCCATCAGTGCTGTCAACGTGCTGCGACAGGTCCTCTACCCCGGTTTCGACCAGGTTGAGTCGCTGTGTCTCTGCAACGCTATTTCTAGCTTCGTACGCTTCGTTGTCCACGCGGATCCGATTATTGATCTGCTCGATCCACCGTTCTAGTCGTTCGATACCGTCCCAATACTCTTCGCTCTTCAAGCGCTCAACGACGCAAGACAGCCATTCATCGTACGTCATTACTTCAATCTTTTCAGTTCCGGCCAGTCTACGTCGGTACGACTCCGCATGCTTCCTTGACCTGAAAAAATCGGCCGGTTCCAATCCGAGCATCCCATGATCGCTCACCGCAACCCATAGCGGCCTCTTGCGCTTGATCGCATTAATCGCGTCCATTCTGCCGAGAGTGTACGATCCGGTCATGACAATGGTTGATCCGGTGAAAAACAGTCCCCAGTACGCGATATCCATGGAACCAACCATACCTCTCTTGTAAAGGACTTGTCAAGTTCAGAGGATTCTATCGCTGCCAGCCCGTTCGATCCAGTAGATTTGAATATTCTTGCGCTCCCCTTTACCTTTCCCCCGGTCCACCACCTTCAAGTCTCCGGCATATCGACCGACGCGGTTCTTCAACCAAAACCCGAGACTCTTCAGAAACCTACCCTCATCACTCCACTTGCCGAACTTGTCCGGCAAATCTCCGGGAAGCAACTGAGGATCGATCGGAATCCCGTCAGGCTTCCCATACCTATTCCCCTCGATCTGCGCATACAACTCCCGAGCAGTGAACTCGGTCTTCACCCCGAAAGAATCCACCACGGCGGTGAGGAAAGCCTCCCAATCCTCATCCTCCACGGCGCGTTCCTGCCGCCGCTCGGAATTCGAGAAAGTACCCACGAACCCGGCGAACGTCATGATCCCACGGATAGTCCTCACCCACGACGCATAATCGTCGGAACGCTTCACGTTAGGTGTCGGACGACCGGCGACAACCCACCCGCGAGCAATCGTGAGAAGCGCAGAAATATACTCGGCACGGTGAGATCTCGTCCATAGGACCGGGTGGCACCGGAAACCGTCCCTCGCCTCAGGGTTCGGAACCCTGGGATCGATTGTGACACGAAGAGTCCTTCGGGCAAGGTCTCCGCCAAGTTGAGCGTTGTTCCCCGTCATGGCCCATAGACGGTCGTTCGAGAACTGCATGTACTCGGTGTTCTTCCCGAGCATTCTGTCGGAGACCGTCTTCGTCGTTAGCAGACCTTCGAGAACTGCGGATCGAATCGTCCCACGGACGTTATCGAACGCAACGATAGGAGCAGTCGTCCCGGCGAGCATGGTCATCACGACTTTCGACCACTCTTCGTCCTTACCGGGCATCCCGGGGCGGAGTGCGACACCGTGGGCCTCACGGAGCACGCCGAGTAGGTACCCCTTCCCGGACCCTGGTGAGGGTGCCTCGATCACAAGGAACTGGTACGGCGGAGGAACTAGCGGCCTGAGCAATGGAGTGAAGGCAGCACCGACCCAATTCGCGAGATCATCATTCGAAACGAACGGGAACTCTCCCACCGGATACATGACCGTGTCGCGGGCTTCGCGGACCTGTCTTGCGCTCGGATTCTCCGGGACAACTACTTGTCCCATCGTTCCGTCCGGAAGGTACAGCATCCCCGTAACTGTGTCGTATCCGGGGGTGTCGACAATGCTTCCGTCCGAGCGCATCACAGGAGTGTGCGTAACCCCGTGAAGGACGCGCAAATTCGGTGCATCACCGACTTCTGCACTACCAAGACAACGCTTAGACAGGGAAGCCGGGAACAACGCGTTACGCCACTTGTGCTCCTCAGTTTTCTTGTCGATTTCTACCTTGCCGATGTCGTACCTCGTTTCGAACATCGAAACGAGTCCGCTCTCCGACAAAACACGAACCTGAGCCGGTCCGTCGTCCTCTCCGTCTTTCTTCGGCTTAACGTACCCGTCTTCTCCGACAAGGGGGGTGTAGACAAGGTTCATGTCCCGGAGGAAGAGCCCGGACAGAGCCCCACGGCCCATTTCTTCACGAAGCCACGGCATAACTCTCGCTGTGTCTCCGACGTTGATCCTTGTCTTTCCTTCACCGTTTTTCGCACCGGTGTAGAACCCTTCGCCCCTCTCTGGTTCTGCTGCCTGGTCGGGTGTTGCCTCCGCCGTGGAGGGGGTGCTCCGCTTGTCCCACCCGGTTTGCTTGTCCCGTTCCGAAAGACGCTCGTTGAGCTTAGCTTTGCGTTCTTCGACGTCAATGAGCTTGGCTTGGGATACAGCAAATGCAAGGCCGCCCCAGAACTCAGGTTTGGGGAAACGTCCCTTGTCAAGCTCTGGGTTGAACATCAATAGGAAGATTTCCCGGATCTGCAACGCAGCGTCACGGGCCGGAAAGAACCCCATCGCGGCTTCTCGCATGGCCCAACATAGGTTGCGGACCATGGCTTCATGCCGAGAGCCTGAATTTGCTTCTACTCCGAACTTTTCGATGATCGGGGGAAGGAATTGTGGTCGGTCATTCGATGTGTGTGCGTCTAGGAACGCTTTAACTTCGACGTCTGTCGCTGCACGTGCGTCTGCTTCGTCTTGGCTTAGCTTCGGAAGGCAATCAGCCGTTCCGCAGCTAAGCGTCGGAATTGGTCCGGGAGCCATCCACTTATACCGTCCGCCGGGCTTCGTGTGGTTTGACGGTTCCACGACGATGATCCCGTTAGATCCACGGACTTCGCCCCACTCCGGATCGGTCTTGAGTGATCCGAGACTGTTCCCGAAGATGTACCCGGGAGGGATGGCGTAGACTCGGTGGCCGCGTAGCCCTTCCCCCCGTGTGCTCTGCCAAGGGCCAGGGTTGTTTTTGAACTCGTTGAGTAGCTGGTCGGGCAAATTTTCAAAATGATCTACATCGAATGCGATAAGGCCGGAGCGTCCTACGTGGATGGCAAGCGCATATTCACCCCCCGAAAACCACTCCTTGACCTGTTCCGGATCGTTCGAAGTTTTCGCGGGCCAGTCTTTCCTTAGGAAGCGGGCCGGGCGCTTGGTGTCCGGCTCAACCGGCAACACGTAGAAACCGTGCTTGACCAGGAGCAACGCCGCTCCCAATACGTCATACGTATCGGGGATTTGAGGAACTGAGCCTGCGGCGCTATATTGGGTCATAGAACAACCTCTCTCCATGGGTTGCAAAGCCCCCTGCCGATGCCACGGCGGGGGGCTCACCCGTATCTGTGTAGGAACCTAATAGTTACCTACGGTAGTAATTGATCTTATCCCGCAAGCTCAACTCCCATCATAGTCTCGACGGATCCGCTACCTTCACACGTGAAATAGTGATCTAGCGCGTCCCGAATGACACGGGCGCGAGAAACTCCGCGTTCTCGGGCCTCTCTTTCGATTTTCTCGCGTTGCAGAACGGTTCCCACGAACGGGAACTGTTCTGTCAACGTCGCTGCGATGAACGTCTCACCCACGGCCTACCTCCCATCCCACCTGCGGTGATGCAGGCGAGTTGCCAGTCTACATGCCGCCGACTAGCCTTGTCGACAAGCGGTTGACAAGGAGCCTAGCATGAAGCGGAATTGGTCCCAGGTTCAGGTCGGAGATGTCGTCCTCGGCGCGCGTGATCGCCAGGCGTGGGAAGTCGTGGAGAAATCCGACGACGGGACTACGAAGATCCAAAACTCGAAGGGTCGAGGGTACACTTTCGTGCCGTTCGGCGAAGTTGATGTCATTGCGACCGGGGAGGAGATTTCCGCGCTCGCCGAGGTGACCGTCAGGACGATAATGCCAGGATCGGTCGAGATCATGCGGCAGGACAAGGAAAATGGGCTGTGGGTGTGTCCCAATGCCTATCCGGATGCGGGGGTGATCCAAGCCCACTCTTTTGTCCTTCACGGGAAAAGGTTGAAAGAATCTCCGCTTCCTGATATGATGGCTGAGCATAATGCTTGGCACGAAGCGAACGATATAGCTACTCCTCACATCCACACCAAAGACTGGCGGAACAGGTGAACGGGGACATCCTAAGCAGGATTGACGAAGTCGTCAACGAATCCGACGGGCTCTCCGACGAAATGATCAGGGAGAGGGCTAGGGAGAATGGTCTTGAGAAAGTCCCAGAGGACGTTACCGAAGTTGTAGACGTTCTCTTCGGCGATGTTATCCCTCGCCGTGGAAATCTATACGACCACACCGGGGCTTTGTACGGAGAACTGAACGACTTCGACTTTCGACCTAACACCTGGAATTTCGTTTCATGTGAATTTTCATCAGCTCATCTGCTCACGTTCGGCAGAATCGCCGAAACCATGTCGGAACAGTTCAAATCCCAGATGGTTTACCACCGACTAGTTCGGTATACCAGCTCACGTTCCGACGTCGTATGCGGAATCATATACATGAGACAACCTTCGCGCTACCAGAACGCAGTCTCATGGAAACTCGACATCTATGACACGATCGATATCGCACGCCAAACCTACGAATACGTCGGTCAGAAATACGCCTACCTAGTCAGAAGAGTTGAAGAAGCGTTCAATCGCATGATTGTTCCCCAGGAAGGCGAGGAAGTCTTTCAGTCGTTCGATGAGCAATCCAGAGCGGTCACGACCGGATCAGGTTGTTGGTATATTTACGATGGCACGTAAAGCAACCCCCGGCAGAGATGCCGGGGGCTGCTTTACTTCGGTCCGGTCAGGCAGCGAGATCGTAAATCGATCGGCCCTTCGACGGCGGCGCCCCGTAGTACGAGACCACGGCCAGGGCGGCCGACGCGGCTACCGCGACGGCAACCTTCTGCCAATCCACAGCAAGCAAACCGAACGCATCGACCGGGAGTAGACCGATAAGTGTCCCAGCAGCGGCCGACCCTGCCCTGTCGAGCAACACCCGCCATACCGGGGCCCCCTCGGGTGCCTTCATGTCCACCAGGGCCTTAGCGACCGTCACCAGCACGGCCAAGGCCACCGCCAGAGCTACGGGAACGATTTCGAATCCCTCACCGGTCGATGCGACTACCGCGAGGACCGGACCGATAACTTGCAGAACCTGACGGATCACACGCTCGAACAAGTCCCGAGCGAATGAATACTCCACGAGGTCGGACATGTTCTCCTCCTAGTTCATCCGGTTAAGGTACCGTTGCAGAGCCCTAACCGTGATCGGGCCGATAATTCCGTCCGCCTGCACACCAACACGATGCTGGAGCGCAGTTTTCATGCCGATAGTCCACCCGGCGTGGATTCCTTGCCCAAGCCACACGGAAAGAGCCCTAAACGAAATAGGACCGAAGGCGCCGTCAACTTTCACACGGAGAACCTGCTGAAGTCTCCGTGAAGTGTTCGGGCCCCAAATTCCGTCGACAACGAGCGGGATCTTATCGGTTCGGTTCTTGTAATCCGATGAAGCGTGGTTCACCGATGTAACGTTGGTTTCGCTGGCGTACTTCGGTCGACCGTAGCCGACCACCAGAGACATGTGTCGTGTACGGCGATAGCAGCCACCGCCATCGGATTGATTCCCGGACCCCCCTCCGGTCGTGTTGAATTCGATTGTGGTGATGTAGTTGCTGCTGACTTTCTCGACAATCCCGACATGCATCTCATGACCAAGGCGGCGCCTGCCGGTCCAGTCGAAAAACGCAATGTCTCCACGGCGGGGGGAACTGCGGTGGAATCTCCCGCGATCCCGGAACCATTTAGCCCAGTACGGGCAGTACGCCCACAGACCGCCGAAAGCTGAAAGCCCACCGTTGACTTGCGCTGCGCACCATGTTAGTCCCATGGCGCAATACGGCTGATGGTTCCAGTTATTACCGTCAGCTAGAGCCTTCGTGTACCAGATGCCGTACTTGTTGTTGTTTCCCCGGCCTTCTCGGTACCCGATCTGAGATCTCGCTACGTTAAGCAGTTGGGTTGCTGTAGCCATCAGATGAACTCCATTTCATGGCCGATCATCTTGAAGAGCTTCGGTAGCCGTTTCCGCGTTGGGTTCATCTACCACCTCCGACTCTTCGTAAACAACGTCCTGATCCGTCGGAGCCACGTCCGGAGGACCATTCGGGTCGAGTTCAATTCTCTCGGTCTCGTTCACTCGAAACTCCTCACACTCTCGACGAATGCCTTCGCCTGCTCGTTCGGATAGTCCCCGGTGTCCCGAAGTGCAGTTGCTTCCTTCGGACTGCGATGATTCAGAACCGCTACGTTGAATGCGGCATCTCTAGAGATGCCGCGCGTAAACATGTACGTCTGGGCGAACACTCTTCCGATATTCCTCGCAGTCCAGTCCAACGCGATATCAGGAGTAAGCGCACTTTCGATACCGATGGACCCCCCGCTTCCTTCCTTAGGGTGAATGTTGATTTGGCACAGCCCGTAGGTCCATCCACTTTTCCCGACCGCCGCCAAATCGAACCGTGACACACTTTCGATCAGTCCGAACAGAACATGCCGATTGAGCGCGTACATATCCGACTTCGACCTGATCAAACCTCGAAGTGCGGCCTTCATCGTTTCAGGTCCGAAGATGCCGTCACTTGTGATGTCTAGCGTCTTCTGAAGGCGGACACCCTCTTTCCCGGTCTCCGCCCCGAGAATTCCGTCCCTCATGAAGAACGGCATCCCGCAGAGAGACTGAAAAGCTTTCACCGCAAGATTGACAGTCCTAGTTGTCGCCGAGACGTCACCTAGAACATAATGGGACCCGATTTTCTGTTCGTCGTCAACCGCTACGCGATAGACACCTGGCCCCTTGCCGCCGGACTTTTCCGGGAGAAGTCCGCCTTTCAACGTCCACATACCCCTACCGGGGATGTCCGGTTCAATCGATTCCACTTTCCCTACCATGTTCGTCCTTATCGTCCGGCGGGACCCATGTCGTCATATTGACACCAGACTCTTCGAGCAGTCTAGTTAGGTATTCTACGCGATGTTGGTACGCGGTTACGCCGCACCGCAGCACCTTCAAATCGTACTCCGCCTTACCCGCGTGTGCCTCCGCATCGTCGACTCTACGCCTGGCCTCTTCGTTTTCCACTTCGGTGACGTCAAGTCTCCGCTTCAACCGAACGATTTCGTCACGAAGATCAGTGATCACAGAAAGAGTCGTATCCGTCGCGATCTGAACTGCGGTCGCCCGAGTCGACTCCGCTTCGGCGACATTACGTGACCGCGCAAAGATTCCGTTGACGATCGACGCCAACAACCCACCGCCCACGGCCGTGAGCACTCCGGCTGCAATCATCACATGCGTGTCATTCATGCGACACGAGCAATGTAGGTCATAGGGGCTCACCTCCGAATACCCCATTGTACCGTCGGGCAACCGCAGTCGATTATTTACACAGCGCGGATAATCATCATCATAGCCACATACGGAGGCATGTTTTCATGCGAACCACCACTACCGACGGAACTGTGTGTGTGAGCACCACCAGAATTGATAGAAAGCGTCACCGGGTGCGTATGCGCCCCATCCGTCCCGGTAGACGCAGAAGCGGAACCATTATTCGCGGTCGTCCCACCACCCGCGAGAAGGTCAGTTCTCGTCGTCGAAGAGTCCGTATACGTATGCGAGTGGCTCCCCGCCGAGGTAGCAGTTCCGCTCCCCGTGTGAGTGTGGCTTGCCGATTCTCCGTGGTCGTGGGCCGGAATCTGCGACGTCGTCAACGTGACGGTCGCCGCTCCACCCGTCCCACCACGCGCATAGGAGCCCCCGGAGCCGACCACCACGTTGTTCCGGAGGTTCGGTAGGTTGAACGTCGTCGAGCCGTCCCCGGGGCCGTAGGTGGTCCCGCAGACGGCATACAGCCGCGCGTACGTGGTGCGACTCACCGCTGAACCGTCAGCTTCGAGCCATCCATCCGGAGCCGTGGATCCGGCGTACGTGGTGACGGAACCGACAGGAACGAGCGAATCAACGGAGTTCAGACGCCCTGCGACGATAACGACTTCACCCTGCTGAACCGCCCAAACCTTGTCCCCTACTTCGATCGAAGCGTCGGATGTTCTGGAAAGCCATGTTGTCCCGGTGATATCCAGTCTCACCCTGTACGGAGATGAACCCTCCACGGCGGAGACAACCCCGACCCGCACGGCCACTTCACCCTGAGGCTTCTCCGGCCTGATCGTTTCAGCGATATCGGCAACAACTTCGGAGACATCGCTTGAACGTGGCATTGTCATGAGGAAGACTCCACGAGTTTCAGACGGATCGTCCCGTTCGGCCGGAGCGGAATGGACCCTCCGGAAACGACATACACCCCGTTGGTTCGCGACTTGCTGTCGATGACCGTTGCTACGTCTCCGATGTCATGCCCCGGGTGCCCGATCGTGCGGATAGTGATCTCCTGTTTCATCTTCGTGACTCTCGGCAGGATCGACGCGGCAGCAGCGTCCGCTTTCGATTGGCTGTCGATAAGCGGAGAAGAATAGCCGTACGGTCGTTTACCGAACGGTCCTAGGTAGTAGGTCGGAGATGTCACGTCCGTATCCCAAAGAACGGAACGGATAGCACCCGTCTCCGGATGCTCCCCTTTCACGATCACACCGGAATACGTCGTATCAGACTTGATAATCCTGCTAGTTTCGACGAGTAGGGATGTCGTCCCGGGTTCGTAAACGATTCCGGTAGCCGTTTCCGTATACGGCTCGACGACTAGAGTCCCCAGCGGATCGAAGTACGCCGACAGGGAATCCGCCGCCGCAAGTTTCCTCACCGCATCCCAAGGGTCGGAAAGTGCGTCGTAGACGACTTCCGGTGTCGTGTTACCGGTCTGTGTGATCCTGACAGGGACGTCGAGCCGTGACGTGACGATATCCGAAATAGCCTGCCACGTCGCGGTTCCGCTAGCGATCGGATACGCTTCGTCGAAGCGTCTAGTTCTGATCGCATCGACACGGTCCCAGCCCTTCACCTTAATCTGCGTGCCGGAACCGTGCGCCGTGACCTCGGGTTCGACGATTCCGAATACACCGAGCGGAACGTATTCATATTCCCCGTCAACCATCAATCCACGATATAGACGAAGTTCTGTTCCCTTCGGCGCGAGAAGATCAGCGGCCGAAGCTGGAGTGAGAATCCCGTCAGGGTCGATCATCCGGAGATTACACGACCGTCTCACCGCGACATCATCGAATTCGATACTGCCGTCGAGAACGACGTCAAGTGTGGTGACTAGTTCATTCCCGTACAGAACTTCGACCTTCGAGGCCCATCGTCGCGCCGGTTCGTAAAGTACCTCGTTGAATCGTGTCGTTGTCGGCCACATCAGGAAACCTCAACATACGGAATGGTGATGATCCTGTTAGTCAACGCTTCGACCGCGTATTCGCGGGATGGGAACCGAACCGTCTGAACTCTCCCCGTGGGGCGCTGAAGGATCAACGGAACCGTACGGGTCACCACATCCCTTACGCTTTCAAGATCCTGGCGCCGAACGTAGACACTCAAGTTCCCGGAAGGGTTCATGAGAACTTCCGTGTCGACAACAGGTGAGCTACGACCGGCGGGGTAGAACACCGTCGATCCATCCGAATCAGTTTCGGTAATCCCGACGACAAAAGCGTTGAACTCCGCCGTATCATCAGTAAGGTCCCGGATTCCCCAGTAATTCGAATCGATCTGCAATTCAGAGACCGGAGAGAAATCGGACGTCAGAACCTCCGTGCCACCGACATCTGCGTTCGTCACCGCCCGATACTGAACCGGAATACCGTACGGCATCGAACGGTCTTCGATGGTCGCTTGCTGATAGAAATCAGGCTTAACGCTATCCTCAAGCGCGACCCAAGTGGTTCCCTCATCGTCGCTTCGTTCGACGTTCACCACCTGGGTATAAGCGTATCCACCGCTCTGCCATGCCGTGTCACGGCCGGGATGGAACGTCAGCATCGACGCATAGAACGTTTCGCTCCCCGCGACGGCGCCGAGAACTTCGACAACCATACGTGCGAGAACAGCACCGGTCGGCGCTTCATCGGTCACATAAGCTTGCTCATATGAAGTCGTTCCGGTGACAACCTGATTCCCGGTAGACGTGGAAATTAGAGACCCTGTCCCGTCATCGTCGTCATACCAGCGGATTTTTACCCGCGCTGCTCTTACCGTCCCGCCGCTCTCAACCTTGAACGAAGCAACCCCCGTATACTCAGAACCCGCGATAACAGGGAAAGACAACGGTCGGGTGAGCGCAGGTTCGCCGAGAGGAGCGAGAGGAGGAGTCCCTTCCTCCGTTCTTGCCGACATGTCCCCTGCGGAGGTAGAAACCATCTTCAACCCGGCAAGCAACTGATTCGACGGATCGTCGGCCTGAGCGGACACCGTAACATTCGCGTCGGCCTCCCATCCGTCCTGCCCGATCGCCTGATCAACGCTCAGGTAGTTCGACCTAGCCTGGATTTTCAAAGCGACACGTGGAACGCTCGTATCCCACGACAGGACGTCTACCGCCTCGGCGAGGGGGCCTGACGGCGGCTGGACGCTCAACGTGAAGTCGGAGTACTCCCACGCCGAGGGAACCCCGTCCGTGTCCGTAGAACGCACGTAGGCCCGGTACGCGGTGCCGTCGTCAAGGCTGGTCCCGACCCGGACGTTACGTCCGATCGACGACGTCACGACATCGGACGTCCACACGGACGGCCCCGGGTCGTTCGGGTCGATCGAACCACCCAGCGTCTCGACGATACGCACTTCATAGTCACGTTGAGGAGTAACCGACGTGTATGTCCACGTCACCAGCGGAGTGGACGATCCGTACGAAATACCGGACGGAGAGGTAACGACGACGGTCGGAGACAGGCTAGCGGTGACCGTACGGTCAGACGCATACGAAGAGTCAACCCCGGTGCTCGACTTTGTTTTGACGGACCAAGAATATGTCGTCCCCGTCGACCATTCACCCGCCGGGAAGGAAACCTGATACGGCGTAGCAGAATCCGTCGCGTTGAACACTTCGGAGCCCTGCCATGATTGGATCGACTCATTCCAATACTCTGTCGTCGGCCCCCCTCCATATTGGCGACGGAACGCCCACGACTGCTGCGAATCGCCCGGAGAAACCGAATTGTATTGCCACTTGAACGTATATCCGGCCGCTAGGTCAACTTGGGCCCCGCCCGCCGGGGAGATCAACGTCGGCGTCCCCGGCGGGCGGGAGAGCGCGAGCAACTGAGCATACTTGATGGTGTACGGACCAGAGCCCTGGGAAAACACCATGTCGATAGAATCGCGGGGTGGGTGACGGACTAGCTGAACATCACCGTCTCCGCTGCTCGCCGGGCGGGTAACTGCTGTCGTCCATGAACCCCACGATGTGGTTCCACGATCGAACTTGCAGTAGATAATGTCGCCGTTCGTTGTCCCGTACGCTGCTAGGTAGATATCGCTGGTGCTCGGATCGCAGGCCAGGGAAATTCCCGGGACGTTCCCAGTTCCACCAGGCATGGCCGGAGGGTTCCTCGAAGTCACAGAACCGGCGGACCCATCCCATTCAGCCGCCTTCAGCGACGTTCCGGTCGTGTTCCACACCATGAAGTCGTATGTTCCGTCATGGACCGTGCAACACACGGATTGGTAAATCGAAACACCGCCTTCGATAGTTACCGGTGTTCCCCAGGTCCAGTTGCCTGACGAATAAGCCGCCTTGTGGACGTAGGTGGATCCACCTACCGCAGACGATACGAAGAGATAGATGTCCGGATTGGTGCTAGGAGTCTTTCCGTCTCCCGTGTGGTCGAACTCCAACGATTTCACCTGGTACGCAGCGAAACCTGATGCAGGTCCGTGTGCTACGGAATCTACGGTGATGGATCCGCTTGCGCTCACCGAAAGCTTCGATACCCGCGCTCCGGTCGCTCCGTCGTCGTACGTCCATGCAACCCATACGACCCATCCGGTTCCGTTGCGGAAAGCGATGATGTCGGAGTCAACTCCGATGCGTCCGCCCGATGCGGCGATCGTCTTCGTCGACCACGACCAACCGCCGCCCGTCCGGGGGGTTCCACGACCATAGATGATGACCTGCGGGCTTTTATCCCATTGAACGAACGCGATATGCGCGTATCCGTCAGCGTCGATGAAGAACGACGGAACGGCCGTGTTCTGTCCAAGGCTCAGGTCTGAACCGGCCGCAGAAGCCCACGTGTTCCCTCCGTCGCCGGATGAGAAGAATTTTACACGTCCGGTGTCTACGATCGCTGCCCAGATATTTCCGCTGGGATCGACGTCAAGACGCTTTTCGGCGGATCCGGACAGCGAGTCACCGTGTGTTGCAGTGGTAATGGTGGTTGCCACCGGTCCTCCTACCGCTTCTTAATCGCAGAAAGCAACGCTTCACCAAGTGTATCGGCAGAATCGTCGAACGCCTTCCGTGCAGCCTCAGGATCGACGCCGTCCCCTACGGAGACGACGACGGCCCCTGCTTCGACGTTGATGTTAGACGCTCCGGGTTGCGGGTTGAATGCCCCCGCCGTGGAGTTCGCGATTCTGTCGAACGCGGCGGACGAGTCCATGCGCAGAGTCATGATATCCGCGACGTCCCGCATCGACATTTCAAGACCGGATGTCTTCCGCAGCGCAGATGTCAGGTCTTCCATGAATCGTTCACCACGGAGCTTGATGTAACCGTGTCCGCTCAGAGGACCCCAGTCGGCCGGGGATCCGGGGAGTAGACCGGCAATCTTGCTGATGATTCCTTCTACGGCGTCGACCGCCATTCCTCCGGCGGAGAGGATTCCGTCCTTCAACCCGACAAGCATATCGACACCCGCATTGTACAGATCTGATGCGAGTCCGGTGAATGCGTTGAGGATGTCGGACACTAGGTCGGTTGCGGCGGTAAGGATTTGTGAAGCGAATCTTCCCAACGCGGAGAGAACGTTATCCCATGCGTTCGACCATGCAGTTTTAATCGTCGTAAGCGTTGAAACGATTACCGACCACACGGCTTTAATAGCTGTCTGGACCGCCGACTTAATCAGACCCCAGATCGTAGATGCCGCAGCTTTAATGGTATTCCATGCCCCGGACCAGTCACCTTGAAGGATCTGCATTGTTGCGGTAACTACCGCCTTCACCGCAACAATTCCGGCCTGAACAAGAGCTTTAATCAGATTCCAAACAACTTGCGCGACGCTGCCGATAGCGTTCCAGATTGAAGACCATGTAGAACCTAGCGCGGAAAGAACGCTAGAAACTACCGTGTATACTGCTTTAATCTGCGCTCCGACTAGAGTTACTAGCGCATTCCAAATAGCCGACGTAATCTGCGAAATTGCATTCCATTGCGCAGAAACTACATTCCAGATCGCTACGGCGACCGTGGATACTACCGACCAGATAAGTTCCCATCCGGCAACGATAACGTCGATGACCGGCCCCATCACTGCCATAAGGAACGAGCCGAGAGCGGTGAACCACTGGATGACGCCGTTTACCAGGTCAGGGATGATCGAGTTTCCGATAAGCACATCGTAGAGCCATTGGAATGCGCCGATAATAGCGTCGACGAAACCTTGCCCGGAAGTGATGATCGATTCGAACAGGAATACTAGGAAGTCCCAGATTCCTGTGAAAACTGCTTTTACCAGCTCAACCGATGTCGTTAGTCCTGCGACCACTCCGTCGAATGCTGCTCCGAAAGCGGCTTGAATTCCGACCCATAGGATTTGTAGAACTCCTAGGATGATCTGAATTCCACCCATGATAATGCTTGAAACGATTCCGAATGCGCCGAAGACGATATCTCCGAGACCGTCCCACACCCCGGACCAGTCTCCGGCGATAGCGGACGTGAAAATCATAAAGATTCCACGGATTACCTGAAGCGCGCCGGAGATTACTCCGCTGATAACTGTCCATACTCCAACGAGAACTGTGGACAGTCCCGGCCACACTGCGGACCAAACGGAAGTGATCGAATCAAGCGCTCCGGAAATGCGATCCACTAGCCAGCTTAGGGCGGTTTCCGCCGCAGTTTGAATGTTTTCCCATGCTTTACTGAACGTTTCTGAATTGTCGTTCCACCAAGCTAGGAACTTACCCCACTCATCTTGAAAGAAGCTGATAACCTCTTGAAGGGCAGGTGTGACTGCGGTGAGGATGGCGTTTCCGACCTCGACCAACTTTTGCCACAGTGCGTCTACTTTTGAACGGAAGGTGTCAAAATGGGTGTAGGCAAGGACAAGCGCTGCGATGACAGCAGCGATAACCGCAATCGTCGCCCCCCACGCAAGAGCGAACAATTGGATTCCGACCCACGCAACGCTGATAGCCTCACCGATACCGGCGAACAACGGAATCAAAAGATTCACAATGTTCACGACGGCAAGGATAGGTCCGATCATGTTGACGAAGACGGCGCTAAAAGCCAACACCGCAAGAACGATAGTTCCGAGGATCGGATTAAGATCCGTCAGCTTCGAGAACCCACGGAACAATGCATCGATAGCCCCGACGACCTGAGTTCCGATCGGAGCAGCGGCAATAGACAGATCGGCAATGAACTTGACCAGGCTACCGAGCAAGCCCAGGACGAGTGGAGTGTTTTCCTGAACATATGCAATAAAGTTCTTGAATCCAGGGTTGTTCTCTAGACCTGCACCCCAATCTGCGAACCTTTTCGTCAGATTTTCAAGTCCGCCGGTCAAAGTGTTCGAGAACGGGAAAAACGCATTCAGAACACCTGCGAATCCTGTAGCCAGGTTCAGGATCGACCTACCCAGACTGAGGATGGCAGGTTCGGCACCTGTAGTAAGGTTCTGAAAGAACTTCGTCCAAACAGGGTTCTGAAATGTGCTGATCGATTCCGTCTGAAGCTGATGGATTGCATTTGTTGCGTTCTGCATCAACGGAGCCAGGTGAGGAATCAACCTGGTGAAGGCTTGCATAGCCTCGGCGGCCATCTGGAAAATCTGAGGCCGGAACTGATCTACGAACTTACCCCAAGCGTCACGCATCTTGAAGTAACCATCAACAACGGCGCGCTGAGACGGATCTAGGCTTTCGTACAAAGCCTTCAGCTTCTTTAGAGCAGTCTCTTTCTGTTTATCCGTGACAGCTTGGTTATATTGGTCCTGCGCCGTGTTCATCTTCTTGATGACATCGACGATCGGCGTAAACGCATTTACCGCGACAACACCGAAAAGCGTTGCCCCCGCCCCGGCGGCGGCAAGCCCGGCGGCAAGACCGAGGATCCCCGTCAACAAGACACCGGTAATCGGAACTAGACCGGGACCGAGCGCAATGATGGCGGTCGTGAGACCACGAATCGTCCCCGACGCTCTCTGCGCCGCAGCAGAGATTTGGTTCAGAGTCTTAGTATTTTTCCGTTCCGGATCGAGATCGATCTTTTCTTTCTGAATAGCTTCGATAGCAACCTTCATGGCTGCCAGGTGAGCTAGAGCACCTTGTGTGTCGATATCGACATCGACGTTCGCGGTTGACCGGTCAAGGTTACGCACGGCACGTTGAAGTTCTTCCAACTGCGCAAGCGCAACCTTGGCTTCGGCCTCCGTCTCGATGACCACGCTCTGGGCGTCGAGAACTGTAATGCGTTCGGAGAGATCCTTGAACTCCCGCTTTGCAGCAGCAGCACTAACCCTGACGGCAATGTCAGGATCTTCCATGGCTAGGCGTTGCAGCATCTGTTGAAGCTTGAGGATGTCGGCTTGAGCGCCTTTGTCCTTCAGCTTTACATCGATGCTCATTTCCGCGACTGTCGGCACTCTTTTCGTACCTCCTCGTTATTTACGCGGGGAGGACCTCCGACGCTCCGCATGCGCTTTAGCGCGGCCTTCCGCCTCCATTGCCGCCAATGCTACCTCAGTCCAAAAGATAGGCTTGTGCGCCAATTCCCACGGAGGAACGCGAAGATACCGCGCTGCACGCAGAAGGGCGTACCAATCAGGCTGCTCGCCCATTCGCCCCTCGGTTGTCAGCCATCGCGCGAGGAGCTTGCCGCTTCCCCCGATGATTGCCTCTCCGTCACTACTTCGAGGACTCTCCGGAAGATGCTCGCCGGAATGTTCATGAGGCGGTCGTATTCCAGGGGAACTACTGTTTCGTTGTCATCCTCGAACATGTCCCATTCCTCGATCATTTCGAGGAATGTATTCACGATAGAGCCGACCTGATCTGTGCCGGTTTTACTCGACAGTTCCTGCATGTCGGCTAGCGTGGCCTTCGACGGCCGGTACTTGACCCGCAGAACAGCCCCCTCAGCGAAGGGAACTTCGATCCATACGGACGGGCTCAGGGCTTCAGATAGACGCATGGCCCCGACGATACACGCCGGGGCCACGGAGCCTTCGTCAGACGCTGGTAAGGGTGTGGACGACTACCTTCCTCCCGGCGATTCTTGCCTTCCGGATGGTCTGCCAGGTCCCCGAACGAGCGGACTTTCCATGGGACTCACGGTACATCGGGAAACCCACCAGTACCGCACAGTTATTGATGATCTCCATGTTCCTGGCGAGATACGTTGATCCTACCGGCATATGGATGATCTCTACGTTCGCCAGGTCACCCATTGCCCTGATGAACTTAGGATCCACCCTACTCCGATCACTCGGAACAATGATCTTCTGTGCGACGGCAGGACGATTCTCCGCGAACCATTCCGCCACGAACATGTCTACCCCGACGCATGCACCGGTGACGACCATGTCCCCGGTGATCGTGCACAAGACATGTTCCACCATCGGTTCTCTGGTCCTCCCGAGAACCCGTGACCCAGTAAAACCTACATTTCTCATACTTCATTGTACAACAAGTCCTTGACAAGCCGGAACCCCTCGATCCCATGGGGGAAAGGACCGAGGGGTTCCGGGGTCTATCAGAGAGCAGTCGTAGTGGTCACGACCTCGGCCGTGAACGCCTTCCCCCACGTCGGGTCCGCAACGGATCCGAATGTCCACTCAATGGCGTAGACTCCGTCTTCGTCCGAGAATTCACCGACTTCACGGACCTGTCCGGCGACATCGATACGCAATCTGTGCTGGACGAGGACCGGGTTCACGTCATAGATCGTCGGGCCGACCGCTTCGATACGGAGGAACTTTGTTGCACCGTTCCGCATCGCTGTCAGGCTTTCCATGCCCTGAGCGTCGGCTTCCTGCATGATCTTGAACATGCAGGAAGGTTCTGTCTCGACGGTCGTCGCGAATGACGTCTCTGCCGCATCGACGATCCATAGAGGACCGAATCTTCCGGTCAGTTCGAACGATCCGGACAGTGCCCTCGTGAGCTTGGTTCCGCCCAGTCCGGCCGCAGTGTCGTCGAGATAGAACGTGACTTCACTCGGGCGGACCGGGATCTGGGAAAGTGTGGTCGGAGAAGCGGTCAGGGTGATGTTGTCCTCGATCAGCCTTCCCAAGGCTGTACCTTCGACCGTGACTTCACCACGTGAGAAATTCAGCGTTGCATCAGAAACGATGATGTTCGTTGCGCGATGCGCGCGGACCGAGGACCCCTGCTCCACCGTATATGTAGTCGGAGTGTCCGCATCGAAAACGCTGGAATTGAATGTCCATGTACGCCCAGTAGTGTCCGTGACGTCGTCCATGATTACGGCGACCGACCCTGCACTCATCACGGAAGAGAACAGGTAAGGCAACTCCGTGTACACCGGAGAGCCTTCTAGTTGAGCTTCGGACCATTCCTTCCCTAGAACTTCAAGGTTGGAATACTTCTGCCCTGTCGGGCGCTGTGAATTAACCTCGACCTTAGGCGCGAGGTTAATTCCGATAGATCCGAGCCGCATATCTGCCGCAACGGCTGTCCCCGGGGTCGATTCGACTCCGATCTGAACCGCCTGCGAGATTGTACTACGCTCCGCCATGTCGGAGTTCCTCTCGTGTCGTAACGACCCCGGGGGACCATTCTGCCAGCCCCCCGGAGCACCTCTTAATTACTCGCCCCACACCAATTCCGCATACTTAGATGCGGTTACCGGCTGATGTGCTTGAGATCCGTAGATTGCGTACTGATCCCACAAATTGAACTGAACATCATAGATCAGTTGCCCGGGTTGCGGATCATCGAGATCCCCTGCATGCTGCCGGAACCAATTGTTGATCTCGATCATGTAGTTCGGCGATTCGCCACCGCCGTCGCATGCCGGTCCACAGTTGCTCCACTCACCGACGGAGAACGGAACCCCGACCGATTCAGCGAAAAGACGGTGCTCTTCCGGGCTGTCCGGAAGACCGCCGTTAACTCTGTTCAGCCAGTTCCGAATATCCGTCGCGTCCGACCGTGGGGGCCAAGCGTTGTAACTATCAACGCAATACACATCCACGACCTTGCGACCCGAACCGTCGACCTTCACGAACTCGTCGCGAGGATCTGCCATACCGCCGGACGTTCCTTCATTAGCGCAGAGAACAACCTTGGGAGCGTCGCTTTCACCGAACACTTCGTAGCGGAGAGCCGAAAACCTAGAAATCGCGGTACGGAAGTCGGCTTCCTGCCCCTTGGCGACCCGCCAATCCACCCAGTTGCCGTTGTACTCGTGGGCGAACCTGATGTACACGTTCTGCGGGAGAACACCAACTGCTTCCGTCTTGGTCTTCAGGTTTTGTAGCGTCCTCTCCCACCTGTCGTTGTACGCCCCGGCGGCGGCCTGCGACCACGACTGTCCATCGAAAATCGCTCCGATAGCGATGTCCAACGCGAACGACGAATTCAATCCGGCCATGTCGGTTCCGGGACCCATGGACACCAAAGCTTCGGAACCGGAAGCGTCCCCGTCGCTCCACGTCCCGACGATCTTCACGGGTTCACCCCGCCAGTCCCCGTACTCCCCGTTCACCGCGTACTTCGAAGACGCACCGGAGAGCCATCGTGCGCCGCCTGGGGGCTCCGTCGCGGTCGGGGTGGTACTAGGAGAAGGGGAGCCCGTCACGGTGACCGTGGGAGTCACCGTGACCGCCGGAGCAGTGACCGTGGGCGTGACGGTGACCGCCGGAGCGGTGACGGTCGGAGTGATGGTGACGGTCGGGGCGGTAACCGTCGGAGTCGGCGTAGAAGTAACGGAATCGGTCGGAGTCGGCGTAGAAGTCACGGACGGTGAAGCCGACGTAGAAGTCGGCGTAGGAGTTGCGGTCACTCCGAACGTTCCGGCTTCGATATTTGTCATCACGACGCCGCTGGATGACTGCCATACCGACGGAACGACTCCACGGCCGGGATACGAACCTTGAACGGTTCTCGTTGCTACCGTCGCTCCGTTCCATAGCACGTTGACTTCGCCGGAACTGTCGATGGTTACTTTCACGGTTCCGTTCGCGGGGTGTGTGAACGGACCGCCGACGATTCCTCCTTGACTCGGTTCGATTTTCCATGCCGTTCCGGAAACTGCGACCAGGATATTGCCGGTTCCGTACCGCAGGCGGAAACCGGCGTTGTGATCCGCATCCGTCAGCCCGGTAACGTCGGCTTGTGCATATTGAGCGGCGGTTGACGTGTCCCCGAGACTTTCGTCGTCGACCCACGACCATGTCTTCGACGGTGCATACGAACCCCTGGTAAACACAGGATCGGAGGCAGCAGCTACCGTAACTCCACCAACGGTGATTGCTGCCGCGATCACCGTTGAAATAGCAAGCTTGCTGATACGCATATTATCTCCTAGTCCGATGTCGCCCGGAGCCGGTATTGAGCACCTACGTGCATGAACTGCACTCCGTCAATAGTTTCCGGATAATGGAACGTCGATTCGCGAACGCAGGTCAAACTTCCGTTCAATGTCGTAACGTTCATGTTATGTAGAGCCGCATCGACGGCTCGCATGACCGCTCGCCCCGGAACGAACGAGTTAATCTGATGCACCGCCTTGACCCCGTAAATGTTATCCGTATCGACTCTGGTACCGCCCACGCCAAGAATGTCTCTCGACGAGATATGCCACAACAGAAGGTACGGAGGGGAAATTGACTCGGTCGTCTGCGCATTTACGACATGATCAACGAGGTTCGGGTCGGCCGAATCGATCGTGACATCTGTGAGCAACGCAACGAGCCACGGCTCAAGAACGTCCAGAGTCTCATATCCGTCACTCATTTTGCCCTTACCGCCTCTTTTAGTTTAGCTGCGACGATAACTGCGAAACGCGGTTCGAATAGGTGCGCGACCGGCCGGACGACAGGACGTGGAGGTTGATTTACCGTGCCTTCCTCCTGGAATCTGGAGTAGAACCCGAGGGCTCCTCTTTCGCCGATATGGATGTCGGCCGACAGCGGATCAAGACTGTGGTCCTTGACTGAAGCGGAAGTGTATCCGTATCGACGCCAGATCCTGGTCCGGATAGCTGTCATCAATTCTTCGGAGAAATTGTCTACGGCTTCTTCTTCTTTTTCCGGGATGGCCCGCGCGATCGCCGGAAGATTAGAAAATACAATCTTTACCGGCATGTGATCACAACTCCCGGATTAGGTATCGGTCAACAACTGCGGTTTCCGAGTACGGAGCCATATCCGAAACAACGGTGTACATCTTCGTGCCGTTGACTTGGATGTGGTCGTTTTCGTCGATATCTGTCCCTACAGTTAGCAGAAGGACTCTTACTCCCGCTTGTTGGAGAAGTCCGTCCCGACCCTCCAGAACAGGGTCTCTCGGCTGGACTACCCGACATGGGACAGCCGAACCACGCGGAGTCCACGTCTCGGTCCTTCCACCTAGCTCATCATCTGTGAAGGATCTGTCATAGATAAGCCCACTGTCGAGGAAGGACGTCGCGGCAAGGCGGCGCCCCTGAGCGACAATAGACTCAATGCTCATGTCTTTTTGCCGTCCTTCCTAGCTTCCTCATACGGACGCTCTTTACGTACCGGATATGCAACTTCCTTGGGGACCGGGACTAGAGTCGCCTTTCTCGGCGACTTAGGTGCCTCCGCCTTCATCTCTGCCTTGGTCATGATTTTCACTCCTCAGAACACAGAATTCGCGACACTCACTGACATTTCGTCAACACCGTCGACAACTCCGGCGCCTTCCGACCTGAACCACCACGTTCCTGACTCGTCTAGGGTGTAATACACTTCGAACACCCCGAGTTCGGTACGAACGAAGTCTGTCTCCGGATATGTCAGAGTTACCGTGCTTCCTGTCGGCGTTTTGATCGACACCTGAGCAATCGTCGGATCGGTAGGCACCCCGTTGAGGCGATATTCAATTCTTGCCACAACACGCTGACCTTTATAAATTGTGTTGTAAGACATCAGCCCCTCCGGATCCTCATTCGAATCTCACCGGCTTTGGACACGACCGTCTTTACACGACCGGGCCGACCGAAGACCCTACCGATAAACGTAATGACCGATACACCGACTGCGGTGATTGTACCAGTGAAGACGCGAATCGGGACTTTCTCGAAAGCTCCGGAAATCGTTACCGTCCCGGCGAACGACTTCTCCGGAACCCTCAGCGATACTCCGACCGCCGTGGAGGATCCGGAGAAAGACTTCGTCACATTCTTTGCAAATGTTCCGATAGTGGTCACCGATGAAGTGAAAACTCTCGGAACTACCTTGATGTACGACCATGCCCCGACCGGGGTGACGGATCCGGTAAATGGATTCTTCGTAACAGTCGTGCGGGAAAACGCACCTGTTCCGGTGACGGATCCGGTGTACGTCGCGGATGTACCTCCGGATCCGTCCGTGAGAGTGACATCATCGATATCTACATCGAAACCTGAAGTGCTTCCACCCTTGGCGTGAACGTAGATGTATCCGGATCCCGTGACGGTAGAATCTGTCTCGTCAATCTGGTAAGCAGGTTCCGACCCGCTAGTTGCCCACACCTTGCACTTGTGCGTATTTCCTACGCAGTAGTGTTTCCACCCGTATTCGACGCCTTGCGTAATAGTTACGCTCACGAAAGCGAGAGGTGTGTAATCATAGTTGTCGGCAAGGACAAGAACGACGTTGTCGGTCGTTCCTACGGAGCACGCGAAGGCGTATCCGGTTCCGTCGATCTGTGATGTGCTAGCGCGGATCCAACATTCGAACGAACCGTTAATGGTATCGTTGAAAATAACCGTTCCCGACATTTCCGCATCGGTAAGGTTAGACCCGGAGTAACGAGAAGCAGCATGACCACCGAACGATCCGACCGACCCGGAATTCAGACGCCCACGGTTAGACTGAATCTCCACCGCAGAACCGGCCGTATTCAGCGCAGAAACACCGGATGTGGTCCAATTGCTCGCGTTCCACGGTGAACCGTTCGATCCGGTAAACGAATCAGTAAAGTAGGTGGTCATTGCGTCTCACCCGATCATGAACCGGATGGGAAGCTTAGCTGATATGTCGCCTGTAGAGATTCTCCGATTTCTAGGTTGACTGTAGAGAAAACACTCCGGTCCAACATCACTCCGGTACCGGATGTAGCGGTTGAGAAGATCCCGTGCTCGGTCAGAGCTACCGACGCAGACGCGGTCACCGTAGCCCCCGTTTCGTACGTGTACGCTTCGGCGGACTTCTCACCGAGAGATCCGGTCGGGCGCGTGTTAGCGGACGAGTATTCTGTCGTCAACTCACTGACAAGCGCAGTTTGCGTCGCGTTCTCGGCGGTCGCCCCTTCACCTACCGCGTGGTACTTCATGTTCTCAAGTTCCACGAGATCCTGGAAAGCGTCAACGATGTACTGGACACCGGTGTCGGTAACAACCCTGCACGAAACAAGGCCGAGATCTTCAAGATCTCCGTCCCGACGGACTTTCGCCAACCATAGGTGACCGATTGCCTGAAGTCGATTCGGTAGGTTTTCTGCATCGGCGAAAGCCTGATCGGCGAGCGAGCGAAGGAAGTTGTTGTAATTCCTTGCCTGATACTCGGCGCGCCGCCGCGCCGCTACGCGAGACCAAAACCCGATCCGCGCTTCACCACCAGGAGTCCCGAACCTAATCGCATCCTCAAGCGACCTAACGACCGGCCGTTGAATAAGAGGCACTTTCTTGACCTGAACCTTACCCCTTGGGGCCATGAACGACATATGATCTCTCTCCTAGCTGCAACGCTCTACGGTTCGAGCGAAGTACGATAGTTCATGGTCGAATTAAGCTTTCGACCGATAAACTTTGGTGGAATCACTCCTGCTTCGGACATAGCCTTGTCGAGCTGATCCAAATCCCCGGGAGCAAACCCAAGACGCGAACGATACACTTCAAGAGCGTACGTGATACCGATAGCACCATCAGCACCGATATTGATTGTTCTGTTCAGATCAGGATTAGACACAACCCTGATGACCATGTCGCAGAGCAGAATGATTACCAACCGCTCATCGACCGTAGAAGCCGCCACGGCGGCGGCAAGCGTAGGCCGCGCCGTATCTAGCTTCACCGTCGCATCGGCGAGCAGAACGGCAGCCACCGCGTCTTCCTCAGTCGTAAGGGGCCGCCAACGGTCCTCGATATCAGCGGTAGTTACGCTGTAGGCCATTGACGACCCCTTTCGACGGTGACTTGATCACCGGTAGTCGAAAACACCGGCTTCGGTTGCATCCTTGAGCGCCTTGACGTGATGCACCGGATTGTCGGGGTGATCTTCGCTCATGAAGCGAATTTCAATCTTCCCCTTGGAAGTGGCCTCGCCGTGGAACTCTGCGGATCTGTCGACAACAGGTTCTGTCTCCTGCGCCGTCTTGAACGGAACTGCTTTCTTGGCGGCCATGCGATTCCCCGATCAGTCGCGCGAGATCTCGATGAACATAGTCCCACCAGGATCCGCGATACCGGTCCCGATGTGGGTTGAATTCACCGACAGAATGTCCCCCGCCGCGACCACCTTGTCAGCCGCAGTAGATGACAGGGTGATGGTGTTCTCGTCGAACGCAACCGCGTCTGTTCCGGATGCGTAGTTCAACGTCGCGACGGAAGTCGTTCCGGTCCCGTCCTGAGCCTTGTTTACGACGGAGTGGGTTCTATTGTTCGTCGCCGCCCCGGTAATCGCTGTCACCGGAACATAGGTCACGCCCGTGACGATCCCTGCGTACGGGGCTCTCGCGACGAATGATGCGTCGTTCCCCGCTGCAACGGCAGAAACCTCGATCGCTAGCTTCGTGACCAGTGGAGCAGCACCACTTGTAGTAGCCATGTCTGTTCTTTCCCCTTTGTCTGTAGGTCTCGCCGGATAGCCCGGGGAACCGTAGCTCCCCGGGCTATCCGGACTTCATCAGGCCGCGAGAAGCGTTACCGCAGGGTAACGGTTGGCTTCCACCGGTTGATCGTTGTTGATGATGTTCTTTACGACCCAACCGACCCGGAAAGTCAGACGGACGGCGGTCATGTCCTGTTGCGCCAGGTTGTAGATAATCTGGCCCGTGTTGTCCTGAATCACGGCCTCAGTAAGAACCTTCATGGAAATGTCCTGCCGGACACCCACCAGGAAGTTATCCCAGGCTCCGCCGATCATCTGAGCAGTACCGGACCCGGAAGGCCACAGACCCCTCATCGGGTACCCGATCGGGTATCCGTCGATAGTCATGAGATCCCCGGACACCCGACCGGCGTCAAGCTTCTGACCAGTGGTGTCCCGAGCCTTCCGAAGGTTCGGCTTCATCGCGATAGATGAAATGAACCCGGTAACGTCGAAACCGTCGGCTTCAACCTTCCCGTACATGTCGTCGATGTCGCCGAGGAATCCTCCGGCAGCAGCGGCATTCGTGCCGATAGTTGCCGTGTTTCCGGCTGATGTAGAAGCCGCAACGACGTTCGTAGGGAATGACGACGGAGCGTTTGTGCCGAAGAAAACGGCGGAGTCGAGCACGCGCCCGAACGCTTCGATCATCAGAGGCATAGCCTCATCCCAAAGCGAACGTTCCTGAACATCGGCGACTACGTTGTCAGGGATAGGGAGGATGACCGCGATTTCCTCAACGGTCATGTACTTGTTGCCCCATCCGACTTCTGTGGTCTGCTTTAGACCCGTGTCCCCGTCGACCCAGTAAGCGATAGGCAGAGCGCTTAGAACGGGGAAACGAAGTGTCCCGCCCGGCACAGGGATGCGACCGAAGTACCGCAGGACGGCTGATGACTCGACAGCCTTCCCGAGCATCGCGTTCGACACCGTTTCCGGAATGAGCGCGGCAACGTCGGAACGCGACGTAAGACTGTTGTAAACCACGAGAAAGCCTCCTCAGGCTCTAGACTTGGTAGTCCGGCCTGAGAAGGCTTAGAACTACCGACTACCGCCGACCGCGAGCACGGTCAAGCTGTTGGCGAAGGAAATCGCCCATATTGTCGGTAGCCGGAGGATCGACTCTTCCCCCACCATCGAAGTTCGGGATGTCAGCGGCTTTCAGTCGCTTTGCTAGACGTTCGGCGGCCTGGTCGAGGTTTTCGACCGAAACACCATCAAGGAAGGAAATATCCTCACCTGAAATGTTGTGTTTTGTTGCCGCGCGATACTTCGCTAGCTCACGTTCCGCTTCCGCAGCACGCTTAGCTTCCGCCTCACGTTCCCTCGTAGCAGTTTCGACCGCTAGTTGAGAACGCTCTTCGGCAGATAGCGCCGCTTGCTGTAGTTCATCGAACTTCGCTGCCTTGGGACGCAACGCTTTCACTTGTTCTTCTACGCGGCGGAGCTTTTTCAGCTCTTCGCGTAGACGTTCGGCTTCGGCCTTATAGTCAGGTCCTTGGGCCGATGATGGCTGCTGCTGCGTTCCTTGGCTAGGTGGTGTCCCGGCGGGCGCCTGTTGACCCTGCTGGCCCTGTTGGCCCTGCTGTCCCTGCGGGTCTTGCGTGCCGGGCTCAGGCGTTACCTCTGACATACCGATACCTCCCATGCGGGCGGTCCGAGGACCCGTGCGGGTCGACCCGGAGCTTTTGTAAAGCCACCCCCGTGCGGCGGAGGCTTATACCGAGGGATGGTACATCACCCCGACGGGCGGGCTTAGAGGATGTAACCGAACCTCCGGAGGAACTCGATAGCGTCTTCACGATTACCCTTGGCGTCCTTGTAAAGCTGCCACGGCGTGGGGCGCAAGACCTTACCCTTCCGCTTCGCCTCCCTCATCCGGACGTACGCGAACCCCCTACGGGTCGTTCCTTCGGTGGTGTACCGACGCCCACGGTCTGCGGTGAACATCGCACCCTTACGGGTCGTCGCGTTCACCACCTGGTAGATGTCGGCGCCGTCACGGATCGCACGTGAATTCGCTACTCCGAAATACTTGTTCTGCTCTTCTCTTGTCAATGAGTTGAAGTATTCGTCCGCATCGGTTTCTACGTCCAACGCGACCGCCTCAATGGCCGGAATGTGTCGACAGTCGCACATCGGGTGACGCAGGAAGCCGTCGTTCCATTTATAGAACTGTCCGGCGAGAATCGCACACCGCGAACACGACGGGGGAGTAAGCATCCTCACCCATCCATACCTGAGCTTTTTCGGTTCGGTCGGGGCTGGTCCTGCCGCTTCGAAATCAGGTGACGTCGGTTCAGCCGCAGTGATTGCGACTTGGTCCGCCGCTCTACCTGCGTCACTAATTTGCGTTGACGTAGCCAAGGTGAGGAAATCTGCACCCGCCTTAAGAGCGGCGGCCGACGAATCACCGCGACCCAACCTTTCGAAGGTGTGAGCGACAGCCCCGGTCAAAAGTGAGTCAAGACTCTGCCCATCGGACGAAATACCGGCAAAACGAAACGGATCGATCTCCGGAATGTCGACTTCTGCCCCTTGGACGGAAAGCGTCTCCTTGACGAAGGATCTGGCCTGACTCGCGACGGTATACTGGCCGAGCGATACCAGGGAGAAGATTCTCTCCAAAACTCCGCTGGTCCACGATGCGAGCAGTTGTTCGGAATTTACCGTAGCCCATATGCCGAGAACTCCGGCAACGATCTGCGCCCGAACCTGAGCTTGGGTCAACTGGTGCTGTCTCGACAGCGCGTACGCCGCACGTGCGCGGGGATCGACATTACTATCAAGCGTCGTTACGGTCATCCGATGCTCACTTCGTCACCCCGTTAGGCTTGTTGATGTCCTGATTGTTCTGTTTCCCGTCGTTTCCGTCGTTCGGATCCTCGTTTTGGTTATCGTTCGGGTCCTCGTTCGGATCACCGTCGTTCCCTGTAGCTCCCGCATTGCGGAACCGGTCCGTAAGCTCCATAAGCGCGTTCTGCTGCGCCATGGCTTCGTCCCTTTCCTTCTGCCGCATTTCGAGTAGACGCATGATCTCAGCCTGCGATAGACCGATCATCTCCCATGTAGCCGGGATCGGCATATCTAGACCCTGACGGGCCTTCACGGCGGCGTCCGTAAGCTCACCCTTCGTCCGGTGCTCAGGGTCGTGCCATACCGTCTCCATAATGACACCCGGCTCAAGTTTTCCGTATCCACCGATTTCACGAGCCAGACGCATCGCGCCTTCAACCGCGTTCGAATGCCCACGCATTCTCTGACGAACCTTCGACACCAAGCCGGATTCGGAGGCAGCGAGCGTCTCACCGTTGACATTCGACATGTCACCCAACAAATACTGGGCAGGTGTACGTGTTCGTGAAGCAATGTGCTTTACATCCTCGATTACAGCTTCTAGGAGTTCTTTCACTCCGTCTGCATCGAATTGACCGAACTTAGCTTCCTCCACATCTGTAGTGATCACGCGGTCCCGGCCGATATCAATATTCGGCGTAGGATTACCGCTCTCGTCCTCCTGGGGCCAACCAGTGATCCACTTCTGTCTGAATGCCCCGAAATCCTGAGTCATCAAACGATCCGCGATGGTCTTCACAATACGGTCCTGCACGTCCGTGACGTCCTCAAGCTCACTCCGCCCGCCGAGGATCAACCGTGGATTGTTCGGAGACTCAAAAAGCGGCACGACACCTGTCGGATTCGGCGCAGGCCACGTCTCACCACGAACCTCACGGATCAAGAACTCCGGAACGACCAGATCAACACGAGAATCATCAACAACAGTCAAACCGTCACTGATCCGCTGAACCGGCGGAGTCTTGAACTTATAGATACCGTTCGGAAGGTAAAGTGTGGCATGGACTTCCCCTGTCCAATCATCCACCCACGCCTTCAATCCGGCCGCGCGCTCCCTCCTATTTGTCCCTGGAACGTGCTCGACAATGCACTGCCTAGGATGTTCGACATAGATTAGCGGGAACTTCTCATCGTTCTTGTTCGGAGCGACGAGAAGGTACATTTCCCCGGCAATAGATGCTTCAAGTAGACCCTTGTCATACTCGGCATCCATATCATTCCATTGCCAGATCTTCCACAGATCCTCATCGGCAGAACCATCTGTAGTCGACGTCAGACGGAATCCATCGATATTCATCCGTTCGACCTGAGCGTCGATGACTAGACCCATGAAGTTAGATCGACACATCCGAAGCAGGCGAGCGAACTCCTCCTGCGCATCCGGGTGGATCCACGGGAGCGGGAACTCACCGATGTAATAGTTGCTATAGAAGTCGATTTCCGCTCTCTTGGCAATCATCCGTCGGAAAAGCCTCTGAACCCACCATAGCGGAGTTAGCGGCTCAGGTGCGCTCAGAGACACCATGGTTCAGTTCCTTTCAGTAAGAACGAGCCTTACCCTTTGCCCTTGTAAGCCGGGAAGGCTTCGTCCATTTGTCTTCAACGGTCAAATCACTTGCCGCTTCATACGCAAGGATAGTCGACATCAGAACGTCGATCTTCTGGTGCTGGTGCGGCTTCACCAGCACATATCTATCCTGAGGCTTAGCAGCTTTCCTAGCCCGCAAGGCATGAGCTTTCGCAACAGGGTCTGGATCGTGCGTCGCCCGACGTGTCTTCAAATCGTTCTTAAACCGAACGAGAGCAGAGTGCATCGGAACAATCCGGTACGTCGGCCACGAAATAACGATCTCGTCCCCGTGTTTGACGATCCATTCGTCGATTTCCGATTCCCAGTCGTGAGGGTCGGCATAGACGCGCCGAACGTCATACTTTTCGAACATCTCATCCATAGCGACGTTAACTTCGCTACGCGGGATCTCTCCGCCCCATACCTTCGGATCCCAATACGTAGGCCGTCGATCAGGCCCGTACTGCGGAATGAACGAAAACCCATCCTTAGTTGTGCAGACAATCGCAGTCCAGTCGTCGGAGTCCGATCCGTCGAACCCGATAGTGATAGGCTCACCATCATTGACGATCTTCGCCTGCTCAGCTCCATCCCATAGGTCCTCGCTCAGATATGTGCCCAGACCGGCCACGATCCGATTACCGTAGAACCGTTCCGCCTGTGCCGGATCAGAAAGCATAATCTCAGCACATTCTGCTTCGATCGAATCAACATCGATCCAATAGCACCCGGCATAGACGTAACGGAAGATCTTCCGGCGGTCTTCCTTGTTCGTGAACCTCAAGTGCGACGGAGCACGCCTATGCAGACGGAAAATGTCCTTCCGGACCAACGCGGCATCGCCTGTCTTCTGGGCGACAGAATTCTCCGACGGATCCCACGCATTCGTCGTCTCTGCCGTCCTCCCCTGCATACCCGACGCTCCACGGCGCTGCGTATCCGCAACCTTGTCCATCTTGTTCTGCTTAAGCCAAATCCCCGTCTCGTCCTGCGGAACGAAAGTTACACGTTGCCCTAGCCGAGACTGATTCGAAGACGTCACCGTATCGATCCTCCCGCCGCCGGGGAGGCGAATGAACTCCTCCCCGGTTCTCGGGATAACATCGGTAAGAGGACCTTCATCGATCATCGGACGCAACGCATCATAGACATTTCCGGTCTGTTCTTCGGAAAACGCAGTGATTTGGATCAACGGAGTAGTCCAGGGGGAGCCCATGGCTTCCCCTTCCTGATACTCGTAAATCCACCCACAGAAACATCCGTGATCAATACAACGGTAGCGTTCCCCGCTCCTAGCCCACCCGGCGAACAGAGCCGGTCCAACTGCTTCAAGACAGACGTGTGCAGCCGTCATAGGGCCCTTACCGGCCTTCTGCGGCATGACAACCTGCGCTCGACGGTAATAGAACGCCGGAGCGCCGATCGCTGGTCTATCCTTCGTCGGAAGCGGAGGCTTCCGCTTCACCCGATAAAAGTTCTCGAAATACCAAGCCTGCCAATCCGCGAGGATATACGGCTTCCCCCGCTCATGACGATCAGGAATTACACAATGCTGCTCGATCCAGTCGAGAGCAACCCACATAACAGGAAAATCGACGACGAATTCGTTCTCAGTCGTCGCCGGAGACGGACTCATTCTCATCCAAAGCAGAATCGCTAGGATCCGGAGTCACGACCGTAAATCTGCTCCGAACACCCTGACTGCGCCTAACCTGACCTGTAGAAGCAGGGACATCCTGACCCGGCTCACCTTCCGGATCAACAATCAGAATCTTCGCAGCCAAAAGAGCCGGAGTCGTCAAAAGCAACGCATCCGATTGCCTATGCGCGGACGTCTTCTCCGTAACCATCCCGCCCTTACGCATAGAAGAAATATACGTCCGAACGTACATAGCTACAGCCTGAAGTGTCCCATCCCGCTCCCAAAGCACGGCCTGAGGCTTCCGCCACAACTCCGTCCAAAACTCGAACTCCTCCATAGACGGTTCAGTAATGAAAGCAGGCCAATCCGGAGCTTCCTTACCATCACGCGCATTACTCGGAATCCGAGTCCACTCAGAACCACGCTTCGCAGAACGCAACGAATTCGGATCCGGAGGCGGACCATTCCTCCTAGCAGCATTCGTCCCAATACCACGCACCACGGGTGACCCCTCCTCAACTAGACATCACCCCCCAGAGTATCCGCACATAGCGAGAGCCCCCGGCGCACGGGGTCAAGGTACGCGCCGAGGGCTCTCGCTATCGTACCGAGATCACATCCTATGCGACTCTCCACTCACCACAGTCACGGCTACGGAACTCCTCACCCTTTTCTACGATAACCGTCGGACGCCCCGTCTCCGGCACCCCGTTCTCGATGATCCCGCCGCCCACGGTATGGCGCTCCCAATAACACGTTCCGGACACCTCCCGAACCGTCGTGTACGTCCCAGGGGCGATATCACGGCCGACTAGCCACGTCCCCGATCCGAACATCTCCTTGAACTCAGAGCCTCCCCGGACCGCCACGGCGGGCACGGAGCGCGTCACGGTCGTTCGCGCGACCGTCGGTTGCACATCATCGGACGAATCGTTCACCGCCGTAGCAACCATCGCCCCGAACGTCATCGCAGCCAAGATGACCACAACCTTCACGACAATCCCTCGGGGCGGCCCGTCCGGACCGCCGTCAACACCCGGAGGGGCAGGCGGCGGGGACGGCGGCGGAACCGCCGGACTCGTCTCGATGACCGCATTTCGGATCGGATCCTCTTCATACGACATAACACGAATTGTCGACGAAACAACCATGACTTGTCAAGCCGTATGACCTGCGCAAACTCAGGTTTTCACAGATCCTGCGAAAAACCGCGCAACACCGTCAGCGAATGTGAGATCTCCGACAAAACATCGTGATCATGGGTCCTCGGACTCGTTTGTCCATTTTTCCAC